GTCCTCATCGCGGAGGGCAGTCAGCGAATCGAGAACATCGCCGACGTTCCTCGCGAGCGGGAACTTGCAGCAGTCGATTTCACCGAGGCCGTCCTCAGTCTGAATGAAGATGGGGGCGGGTGCGGATGCACCGAAGGTCGATTTGCCGACACCCTCCTGCCCATAAACCATGATTCTCGGAGGTTTGTTCTCGCGTCCGGTCTGAATGTTTTCAAGCATTCCCATTCTTATAATCCTTTCAGTTTGCACTTGATGATTCTTCTGAACGTTCACTCGTGGCAGACTCAGGCAACGCGGAAGGCGATGAGGAACTGGACCGCAATGCCAGCTTCGAAGACAGCCCAGAGTCTGTGCCGACCTCTGAGGAGCGTTCCGTCTTCGGCGAAAACGATAGTCGTGCCTTTCTGTTTCCAGCGACCGGATTTCATTTTCCTGGCGTACTTCTGGATGCGCTTTTCATTGAGGTCATCGCATTCGGGGTTCGTCCTGAGCATGTCGACGGCCATGCCGGGAGTGACGTTGACGAGTTTGACGGTAGTGTGCTTTGCTTTTTTCATGTTCTTTCTCCTTGTATCTTTTGTGGTAAAGGGATTTAAAGCGTGTCGATGATACGGACTTCTTCGTAGCCGGTGGGCCAGATGCCGGAACTATCGCATTCGCGGTAATGGTTCAAGGCGGACTTGTTCGTCTGTTCGGCGAGGTCGAGGACTTCATCCGTGAGCTTCCAGACTCCGGCCGAGAACGGCTCATTCTTCTCGACCGCGATCATATAGACGGGGAAGGTCGTGCCGGAAACAGCGCGGAGAACCATGCGGTAAAACGCCATCTGGTGGATGTAGCCGAATCTCCGGCAATCAGATTCGAACCAGCGAAGGCTGTCACAAGTTTTGAGGTCAACGAGCCCGTAGTCGGGATTAAACCAGTCCATGCGAATCTGGCAGGGAACACCGTTGCAGCAGGCTCGGACGACACCTTCGGCTTCACCGTTCGAGAGAAGCTTCAAAGCTTCGGGGTGGACGCTGACGGCTGTTTGCAGCTTCATGATGAAGCCGAAATCTTTCTCAGAGATGACCTCATGGTCCTGCTCTGCCAGCCAGTCGGCGTATGCTTTCGTGGTCTTGCCGAAGGGCTCACCCGTCCTAGGATTTACGGGGCCGTTACAGACCACATAATCTCGCTCAAAAGCGTGACGACCTTCGAGGATTAGGCTGTGCGCTGCACGACCGAGGGTGAAAGCGGCGGATTCCTTCTGGTCGATCTGCCCGGTGATTTCCTTGTAGTAGAGGGCCGGGCTCTCGCGGAAGTCGGCCAGCAGATGGCTCGACATGTATTCTCCGCTGCGGCTGCGTTCGTGGTATTCGTTGGCGGGTTCGTGGGTGATGAAATCAGTATTCGTCTTCATGGTTGTATTCCTTGTTGAGTTGGAAGTATCTGCGGAAAGCGTTCTCGACGTACGGAGGAACAAATCCCCGGTCGAGGATGCGGTAGATGTCGTCCTTGTTGAGTTCGAAGAGAGCCGCAATGCGCGGAATTCCGTACTTGAGTTCATTTCTGGCTACGGAGATTATGTCTTCGATGGAAACGGGTGTTCCGCCGAACTTTTTATGAACCGTCAGAAAAAGAGTTCCCAGGGCTGCTATCTGTTTTTTTGTCATAGGTGTATGGCCTTGATTGTTTTGTTATTTGTCCGGGAATCCCGATCATCACAGGGGGTTGTCATTCCGTCCTGGTTTATTCCCGCCATAAGGCATATACGCAATCGGGTATGTCCGTGGAGCAAAGAATCGAAACTTTTTTCGATTTTTCTTTCAGAGAATCGTGCCGAAGAGTTCTTTCTTGATGACATCCAAATGTTTGCGACGGATTGTCGAGTGAGAAAGCTTCATGCTGTTTTCAATCTGGGTCATCGATTCGCCGTCAAGCAGTTTTTCGAGGATGACTCTGGTCTGTTTGGGGAGTCTCTGGATGGCATCATTGATGTCCATCCGCAGCATATCTTCTTCAACCGTATTCCGGCACTGGGAAACGAAAGCACGGATATCCTCAGGCGGAAGCCCTTTGCCGTTTTCGTCGAGATCATCATCAAAGTCGGAGATGTCGGATGCATAAGAGAGTGCGAGATCCTGTTTGCGATGATACCTGCGGCGAATGCTCGCAATTGAGTTTTCCAAACAGGTGCGGCAGAATGTCTTGATTCCGGCACGACCATCGTAATTGGGAAGCGCCTTATTTAATGCGATGAGCAACTCCTGGCGGATATCGTCCGCGTAAGGTGCAAGGACGGGGAACTGATGGATGTTCAAGTCAATGAGGGATCTGATAGATTCCTGAACATGGGGCATCTCGTAGACCTCATCAAAGGTCGGGATGCGAATGGATTTGACGGCGGATTCCGCTTCCTTGCGGACGGTCTTCTTGTTGTGTTTCGTCATTTCGACTGCTCCTGTGGGGTGTGGAGCGGTCGGGAAACGCCGTCAAAAAAATGGAGATGATCGGGATACGCCATATTTCTGGCGGCATTCCCGGCCATCTCCGTTTGTCGGTGGTATGGTCAGCTAAATACCATATTGAATGTGAATGAATGTATCGGGGTATCAGCCCGGATCAGATGCCTTAGAATCCTTTCGCGATCTCCATAGAGACAGGCAGACCGGCCTGGATTTGAATGGTGTTGATGACGGCATTACCAATCTTGCGCACGTCGTCAAAAAACTTTATGTGTTTTTCCGTCAGAAGGAAGTCCTTGTCTGCTTCGCGCACAACGTTCTTTGCATCAAATCTGATTGAGCGAACCATACGGCTGTCTTTTGTTTTGGTGATGTGTCCATCCTGGATGATGAGGTGTTCCAGGCGTCCATAGTCTATTGTTTTCATCAGAGACAGGATGTTTTTGTCTTCCGAGGTTAGATTTGAGTATGTCATACTGGCTTTTGTTTCGTGTTAGTTTTCTTGCCTCTATAGGCATATACGCAAAAGGGATGCTTCGTGGAGCAAGAAAACTGAATTTTTCTTGAAAAAAATTCTGGTTTGAGGTTGATTTGGTGATTCCCGCGGATGTCGCGATTGTCGCGGGACGTGATCGTCATGACGGAATTACTTTACAGCGAAATCAAGCCCCAAACAATGAAATGTCCGGAAATGTCCGGAACACCTCGTAGAAATGCCCGTTCATTTTGAGCTTAGGAAGAAAGGTGCAGAAATGTCCCAGAAGTGTTCCAGAAATGTCTTTTTGCCCTTAAAAATGTCCTGGAGCATCCAATCCGGGCAACAAAAAAGGCCCGCCGAATTGACGAGCCTTGCAATGCGCCTCAAAGTGAGTTAAAGCAGATTATTTGTTTCCCTTCAGACTGTCTGCCAGAGCCTGTATCCCGGAGCGCACACGTTCGACCAACTCCGGCGGTTCAAGGGGAACAGCCTGTCCCTGCTGCGAAAGAATCCAGGGAACGACGACTTCGCCCGGAACCTCCGGGATGGTGAACAGCCAGTCGCCACGCACCTGTTTGATTTTCTGCTTGGAATGCATCCGGTTGGCTTTTGCGAACTTGACCGCATCCCCTGTCAGCCGGATTTTCACGTCCTTGATTTTTTTGAAGCTCACTATGGTGTCAAGGGAAACGGAATCAATGATATCCTTGTTCGGTTTGAACGTTTCCGTGCATAACCGAGCCCTTACGATACGGTTGATCACGAACGTGCGGGGCATTTCCCTCAGATGGCAGAACGCTTTGATTCTCCATTCGTGCTGATACAGAAACAGAACGTGCGGGTCGACTTCGCGTTCCGATATCCCGCCATGCTGGTCATCGTACTCGATGTGCAGGCGACGATGGGACTGCCATGCCTCAAACACGGTCGAAAAGACGGACGGATTCTCCGCGATGCCGCCCTCGGCAAACACTTTCAGCGAGCGGATGAGCGTCTTCTCCAGAAACTCCGGACTGTTCCCTTTCAGCAGTTCATCCACGGATTTTGTGATCCTCCCACGGACGGGGTCCGGGAATACTTCCTCTGCGATGCGGCCGCCCACGATAAGGGCGAGCATGACGGGTTCCGAAAGGTTCGCGGGGCAGTTGAACTCCCACTTCGGATCTTCAAGGTAATACGTCTTGTTTCTTCGGTCATACAGGATCGGACAATCGAAATCATTTCGGAGCAGATCAATGTCGCGGTACACTGTACGCAGGCTGTACTTTGAACGGATTGCTTTTCCCTCGACGAGTTCTATTTCCCTATACTCTTTAAGGAGTTTATCCGCAGTCGGACAACTGTTCTTCTTCAGAAGTGATGCAATGCGCGCCAGACGGATGATCTGTGCTCTCGGCGGCATCTTGCGGCCTTTCATCTTTGAAGGGATGCCTTTCCGGGAAGGCGTGGACTTGGGCTTGGTCATGATTGGCTCCGTGGTTTTGACTGACACTCAATAACAGTACAACAGATTCTATAAAAAATCAACCCCCTTTCGGGATGCAGTTCAAACTTTTTCTTCTTTTTTTTCTTGGACTGACACTCTATGACAGTGTAGCATGATATATTATGCTCAGAACGGAAAAATCGGATGATACGAAACCGCGGAGGTTTCGGTCCGAGACAACGCATCACTCAAATCGGAGACACGACATGAAAGAGAAAACGACCTACGCCTTGCGCTGTATGCTCGCCGTGACCAAACACGACCCCTTTTTCTTCCTCATCTGGGGCATCTCACTGGCCATCCTCATCAGACTCGCCGCAGTCTAAGTATTCATCAGCTATAAAGGACTGACAGCATGAAAACACAACTCAGATTCAAACATCTTCGCATTACCGGCGGTTTCCTCAGCGGTTTTGAATTCGACTTTTCGGAAAATCTGAACTGCATCATCGGAGCAAGAGGCGCCGGAAAAACCACCGTCCTGGAATTCATCCGTTATGCTCTGAACGTGCTCCCGTTGAACAACGCAGCCCAGAAGAGACTTCAATCCATCGTGGAAAACAACCTCGAAGGCGGACGCATTGAGGTTACCGTGGACGCGGCAGACGGGGGAACGTATATCGTCAGCCGGAAATGCGGAGAACAGCCGCAACTGTTTTACCCGAACCACGAAGTAACCGGAATGACGTATGCCCCGAACCTGTTCCCGGTCGACGTGTTCAGCCAGAACGAAATCGAGGAAATTGCGAGCCAGAGTTCTTACCAGATGGCACTGCTGGAGATCTTCAGTCAGGGAGAAATCGCGGACTTGAACTCGAAAATCAACCACCTGCGGATGCAACTGAATTCAAACGCGGCAGCGCTCCGTCCGCTGCAGGAGCGCGAACGTGAACTTGTTGCCGAGCTGAACATTATGCCGAGCGTGAAGAGGAAACTGGACGAACTCTCGATGGCATCTGACAGCAAGGATGTTGCCTTGAACCGGGAACACCATATGAAGGACATCCGAAACCTCGAAGTGCGTTTTGTGGAGAGCGCGGAAAAAATCTACACAGATTCGGAAAGCAGAGTCCGGGCCTTGAGCAATCTGATCTCCGAGCGTCTGCGCTGGTGCAACATGTCTGAACTGGATGAGGGCGAAAACAACGACCTGATCATGCGTGTTCACGATGACATTGTTGAACAGAATGAAGCCTTGAACGGGGTTGTCAAAGAGTTCCTGGCCGCGCTCAGTGAAAAGACCGCCCATCTTCGTGAGCTCAAGACGGAACTGGCGAAGCGTCATCAGACGCAGGAACTGAAATACCTTGAAATGGTCGAAAAGAGCCGTGAGGAACAGCAGCGTGCCGCTGCACGCCGTGAAGTCGCGGACGAATACACGAAACTCCTTATCGCCGACAAGGAGCATAAAGAGGTCCGTGCGAAAATCCACGAGACGATCAAGGAACGCAAGACTCTCAAGGATGAATTGAAAGCACGGATCGCTGACCGTTTCCAAATCCGTGCCGACATCGCCGACAGAATCAATCGGGAGCTGAGGCCGAAGATTCGGGTCACCGTTTCCCAGTGTTCGAACAAGGAGAACTACCGTGAACTTGTCGAAAAGGCACTCAAGGGTCCGCAGATGCATTATCGGAAGGTTGCCGGGAATATTGTTTCCTGCCTGCCGCCCGAAAGACTCGTCCGCACAGTGGTCGACAACAATCTGAACTGCCTGATCGAAGACGTGAAGTTGTCCCCGGAACAGGCAAAAAACGTTGTTTCGATGCTCAAAGACCCCGACTTCCTTTCCGCCCTTGAAGTCGTGGATATCCCAGACGGAGTGAAGATTGAACTCAATGACCACGGAACATACAAGCAGACGGAAACGCTCTCCACTGGACAGAAATGCAATGCCATCTTGCCGATCCTGCTCCTGGACAGCGAACGACCTCTTCTTATTGACCAGCCCGAGGACAATCTCGACAACGAATTCGTCCACAATATTATCGTGGAGAGCGTGAAGGATGTGAAGACCAGACGTCAGCTGATCTTTGTCACGCACAATCCGAACATCCCCGTGCTCTGCGATTCGGAACAGATGCTGGTCATGGAATCTGACGGCATCGCAGGACATATTCGGAACTCAGGGAACGTTGATGACTGCAAACTGGATATCATCAATATCCTTGAAGGCGGGGAAACTGCATTCAAAGAACGTCAGAAGCGGTATGCTTTTTGAGGTGAATCATGGAACTTGAAAAAATAATGTTTGGTTCCGCAAAGACATCCGATGAGAAAATCGATGAAATCCAGCGGATTCGTGAGCATCTGCGCAGATATTCTGCCGATGAAACGGTTCTGAACCGTCTGCAGGAACTGGCAGAGGACAAGGACGCCGATGTCCGATGCGAGGTCGCGTTCTGTCTGGCATTCCTGGAGCCGGAAGATTTGCATCGTTTTACGCCGCTGCTCACTGATTGCAACTCCTTCGTTGCGTCGAAAGCCCAGGAGCTGATTAACAAGTCAAACGACAGGAAACGGGCAGAAACCTTGAAAAAGCTCGAAGAAAAGAGCCTCAAGGGGATCGATTATCTCAGAAGTCAATTTGGCGATGAGGTCGCGAAGGTGGCGCGCGAGATCGTTGAAGATGCATACACTCAGGCGGTCGGCCATGCCGCACACGATTTGCGGGGAGCCATCGCCCAGATGGAGTTGGAAGTTTCGGACATGTACTCGGCATCTATTAATGAATTGCCGACGCCAAAACGCATTCGGGTGAACCGGGCGAACAACAATTTCAAAACCAGAGTTGAAATGACCTACAGGATTCTGGAGGACATGAAGACATACGCCAGAAAGACCCCGGAAGACCGGATGCCGGAGAATCTGGGCGTCCTGCTCAATGCATCAATAACGCAGGCCGTCAGTGATTTCTCCGTTCATGTCAAAAACGCAAAGGATGTTACCGTATCCGCCGACATTCCGAGCTCTCTTTCCGTCTATGTTTCGACGCTGGTCATTCAGCGGGCTTTCAGCAACCTGATCAAGAACGCAATGGAATCGTATTTGACATCCGCCAACAAAACGAAGGCAGGAACCGTTGAGATTTCGGCGGAAAAAGCACAGAACGGGGTGCGGATCATCATCCGGGACCACGGGATGGGTTTTACGAAAAAAGCCCTTATCAGCGCCAGGACATTTCTTCCTCGGAGTACGTCGAAAAAGACCACCGGCTCCGGGTTCGGTCTGGCAATCGCATACACAAAAATCAAAGACCACGGCGGCACACTGAGCATAGATTCGGATGGGCCTGACGAGGGTACCACGGTTACAGTTTTTCTTCCGTCAAATGGGGAAACGAAATGAAAGTCTTCAAAGCACTTGTCGTTGATGACGATGAACAGACGCTCATCAGTACGCAAAACCGCATCCTTGATCTCGGACACGAATGTGATGCAGCAGGCGACGTGTACCAGGCAAACAGCCTTATTCAGGCAAACGTCTACGATTATATTGTCCTTGACATGGAACTGCCTTTCCGGTATGGATGCGAACCGTCGCCGGATGTAGGGTACCAGTTTTTGGATTCTGTTCGCAGAAGATTCCGTCAGCTCCCCATTTTTGTTGTCACGGGCAAGGGAGACAAGTATGCCGAGCTTCCGTCAGAATCCATCTTTTACGGTGCAACGGATTATTTTCTGAAGCCTGCACCAAAGACTGGACTGCACACGTTGGAAGGTTCCATTAAGAAATATGTGGTTGATGCCGTTTCCGTTCCGGAAACACCCGGTAAATGGCTCTCGTGTGAAGATGACGGTTTATTCGTTATATGGAAATCGGTCTCCAAGAATGGAACAACAAGGTGCTATAGGGTCAAGGCACAAAGCATCAGATGTGCTATCCTATATCACATTCTGCAGCATGTCCCGGATGACCCGCTTGTGGCACATGAGGAACTGATTAAAGCAGGAGGGTGGTCCCGTGCCGATTACTTCCCGGAGAAGAAAGGAGCCTCCAAAGGCGTTATCCGTAGTCAAGTCCAGGCTCTGCGCACAAAACTGGGGCTTGTTATTACCTACTCCAAGTTCGGAATCGAAGTAGCACAACCAGAAAGCTAAGGCCAAGACAGTCGGAGCATATGCTCGGTTGCTTTGTCGTATCAGACGGGCAACCGGGCTTTTTTTTGACTTTTTTTCGACTTTTTTCAGTTTTTTTGCTCCAACGAAGCCCCTAATTGCGTATATGCCTTATGGAAGGAAACGATTATTCGTCCTCCATCAAACTTTTTTTCGACTTTTTTTAGTTTTTTTGCTCCAACGAAGCCCCCAATTGCGTATATGCCTTATGAAAGGAATTTTTTTCGACACGGAGGACCATTCATGAACTATGGAAGTATATGCAGCGGCGTGGAAGCCGCGACCCTTGCCTGGGAGCCGCTCGGATGGCGTGCAGTGTTTTTTGCCGAGGTCGAGCCATTCCCCGCCGCCGTCCTGCAGCAGAGATTCGGCGCGACGCGGCCGAAGCGTCCGCTTCTCCCCGCCGAGGCTGAAACAGAGAAAGAACGAAAGCAGAGAGAATCATGGCAAAAGCAGATAGCTGAACTCCCCGAAGGCGGCATGATCCCGAATCTGGGGGACTTCACGAGAATCACAACGGAGGACTATAATGAACCAATTGACCTGCTCGTCGGCGGCACCCCCTGCCAGAGCTATTCTATCGCCGGACTGCGAAAAGGTCTCGCTGACCCGCGCGGCAACCTCGCCCTTGAGTTTGTCAAACTGGCTTATCGCGCAGGGGCACGGTGGTGTGTCTGGGAAAATGTGCCCGGCGTACTTTCAAGCGGGTCCGGAAAGGATTTTGCCTCCTTCCTATCGTTATTGTGCGGATGGGAAGTCTGTGTCCCTGAGGGCGGATGGCGTAAATGCGGAATCGTCACGCCTGCTCCTGGATGCTTTGGACTGGCATGGAGAGTCCTTGACGCTCAATATACCCGAGTTCCCGAATTTCCAAGGGCGGTCCCGCAACGAAGGAGACGTGTCTTCGTTGTCGGATATCTTGGTACGTGGCAGTATCCCGCAGCGGTACTATTTGACGGCGAAATGTGCGGTGGGAATACTCCGCCGTGCCGAACGAAGAGGCAAGCCGCTTCCGCCTGTGCTGAAAGAGGCGCTGATTCGACAAAGTCAATCCGGTTACGAGGAGGATGCCCCGGTGGGGGAAAAGGCGCTTTAGTAGGCGATGACCTGAGCCACACGCTGGCAACCGGAAACGACCAGACCATCGTGACGCTGACGGAAGATGCGCAGTGGTGGGATGGCAGCGACCAGGCCGGAACACTGACGGGAACAAGCAACAATCAGCTGATGCCGGACAAAGGCCGCCTGCAGTGCGTGATTGAGCCTGCCGTCGAGTGCATTGACATGAGGCAAGTCGAAGTTCAGGAAGTTGAACTTTCTCCGACGCTGATCGCCACGGATTACAAAGGCGGCAAGGCAGTTGGAATCGGACGCGATGCGTTCAATCAAGGCCAAAACGCCAAATACGGCATAAGCCTGTCGGAAGATGTTCAGCCCACGTTGACATCCAGGGGGCCGGGGGCAGTCTGTTTCGAAAACCATCCGTCCGATGCCAGGGTAAAGGAAGTTCCGGTCTCCCCGACCGTGATAAGCCGTTGGGGAACAGGAGGCAACCAGACTCCGCTCGTAATGGACGATGTTCAAGAGAAGGATGTCGCTCCGACACTTCTTGCTTCGATGTATGAAAAGAATTCGCTCGAAGACTGCGACAAATATATGGTCGACGGGAAGCCAGTCGGGTTCATTAAGAATGATGCGGGCGGTGAACAGCAGGGATTCTGGGGCGATACGTTCCCGACACTCAGGAGCGGCGCTCTCCCCGCAGTCGCGTACAACGTCACATTCTGCGATGCGAACGGAACGCGAAAAGATCGTCCTGAGGGTGGGCTGTATGTTACCGAGGCAGATGCAAGCAAGACGGTAACGGCAGGCGGCGCGAACGCCGAAACGGTCGTCATTGACTCTGTGGCGATAGCCGAGAACATCATCGGCCGACAGGACCACACAGGCGGCAATGGCGTCGGAGCCCAGGAAGAACTGGCATACACGCAAAACGCCACCGGTGTGATGGGCGTTGCCACGATGGAATGTGTTCCTCTTGATTTAAGGAACGCGACGCGCGATCCAGAAAAGAAAGATGAACAGAACCGTCAGGGTGTGGGCGTCGGCGAAGACGGTGCTCCGATGAACACCATCACGTCTGGTTCCGTTCCCGGAGTCGGCTGGCAGTCGACAGTCCGCAAGCTACTCCCGGTCGAGTGTGAACGTTTGATGGGCATGCCAGACAACCATACGCGCATCGCATGGAAAGGCAAATCCGAGGAGGAATGCCCGGATGCCCCCAGGTATAAAGCCTGCGGGAATTCAATGTGTGTAAACGTGATGGCGTGGATCGGGCATCGGATTGATGCCGTAGAAAAACAAAGAGCCGCCCAGACCGCTACCTGATAGCGGGAACTGCCACATATCCGGTAGTGGCAGTCTTGAATAGAAATATCCTCAACTTGATGCTGCCAGTTGTTGGCAGTAGGGAGCATACTATGTCCGAACACGAAAAAGTAACGGAAACCATCGTAAAGAACGCGACCGGGCCGAAGTCCGCCGAAGTCGATGGTCAGCGCGTTGAGCAGCATTCGCTGAAAGAACAGATAGAGGTCGACAAATACCTTGCCTCGAAAGAGGCAGTGAAACGCCGCGGGAACGGTTTGAAGTTCTCGAAAATGACGCACTCAGGAGCGGTGTAATGCTGGAAGCGTTGAAGAACATATTCCGCACCTCGAAACCGCAGCAGGAACAACATTTCCACAGACCGATTCGGGCACGTTTCGACGCCGCCCAGACCACAAGGGACAACGCAAAGCATTGGGCGTATGCCGATCAGCTCTCCGCCGATATGGAAGCCTCGCCGGAGGTAAGGCGAACACTGCGGATGAGGTCGCGGTATGAAGTGGCAAACAACAGTTATGCAAGGGGGCTGGTTCAGATGCTTGCAAACGACACCATAGGGACGGGTCCGCGGCTGCAGATGCTCACTTCGGAAGAGTCTTTCAACGACGAGGTTGAACGGGCTTTTTCGAGGTGGGCGGAAGCGGTCAGGCTCGCGCCGAAGCTCAGAACCATGCGAATGGCGCGTTGCCAGGACGGAGAAGCATTCGCCGCTCTGGTGACGAATCCGAAAGTACGCAGTCCCGTCAAGCTTGATTTGATGCTTGTCGAGGCAGACCGTGTATCAGGTGGCATCAAACTGTTGGACGATGGACAGTCTGTAGACGGCATCACATTCGATGCGTGGGGCAACCCCACCTCATATCGGGTGCTGAAATACCATCCGGGCGATGTTCGGTTTGCCGCAGGCGATGAGGCCGTCGAGGTTCCCGCCGAGTGGATGATCCACATCTTCCGGCAGGACAGACCCGGACTGCATCGCGGTGTGCCGGAACTAACCTCGGCGCTTCCGCTGTTCGCCCAGCTTCGGAGATACAATCTTGCCGTCCTGAGCGCAGCCGAAGCAGCGGCCGACTTCGCCGCCATCCTGTACACGGATGCTCCGCCCAACGGCGAGTCCGAGGAAGTCGAGCCGATGGACACCATCCCCCTTGAACGGAACATGATGCTCACCGTTCCCGCAGGCTGGCGAATGGATCAGCTCGACCCGAAGCAGCCCGCCGCGAATCACGCCGAGTTCGTGAAAATCATCCTGAGTGAAATCGCCCGATGCGCCGTCACGACCTATGGTACGCTCGCCGGGGATTACAGCGGACACAATTATGCGTCCGGCAGGCTGGACAACCAAATCTATCACAAGTCCATTCTGGTCGACCGATCCTTTTGGGAGACCGAGGTGCTGAACAGAATCTTCGAGGTTTGGTTCCGGGAATATCTGCTGACAGAAAACCTTGTCCCGCTCGAAGAAAGCCACACTTGGTTTTGGGACGGATTCCCTCACGTCGACCCGAACAAGGAAGCCACGGCACAGGAACGTCGTCTGGCAAACCTCACCACGACTTTGGCGGCCGAGTGTGCGAAGGACGGTAGGGACTATCTCGGCGTCCTGCAGCAACGGGCAAAGGAAATCAAGCTGATGAAATCTCTTGGGATTCCAATCTCCGGAGAGTCCGTGAAAGAACAAAACAACACCTCAGAACCGGATGAGTCCGGTGAGGAAGAAACACAAACAAATGAGGAAGCATGAGTGAGTTTACTCTGATTGAAGCATCGGGCGAAGGCCGCCCGAAAATCGTTGGAATCGCGTATTCCGGGGGAAAGATGCCGCTACCTGGCTGGAAGAGTCCAGTGGTCGTCGACCTGAGCGGGATGGAACTCCCGGAATCGGTTCCGCTGCTCGCAAACCATGAGAACCGGACGAGCGCCCGCGTGGGCATGGTTTCGGCACATGTGAAGAACAACCAGCTCGAAATCACGGGGGAGATCATCTCCGACAGTTCGGAAGCGGCCGACATTGTGGCACAGAGCAAAGCCGGTGCTGACTGGCAGCTCAGCATTGGTGCCGATGTGAAAGAGTGCGAGCTTGTCCGAGGCAAACGCGAGGTGAATGGGCAGGAAATCGAAGGCCCGTTCTACCATGTCCGCAAATCCGCTCTCCGCGAAGTGAGCGTCGTTGCCGTTGGAGCAGACGCTCACACGAGCATGAAAGTCACTGCAAAATTCGATCTTACAAACCCTAACCCTGAAGAGGAAGGAGACAAAGACAACATGAACGAAAACAAAGATGTCGAAGCCAAGGCCGATGTGAAGCCGGAAGTGAAACCGGAAGTGAAGCCCGAAGTGAAACCCGAAGCAAAGCCGGAAATCAAGGCTGACGCCAAGCCCGAGATCCAAGCGGAGGCGAAACCCGAAGTCAAAGCCGATTCTCAGCCCACCGTCAGTCAGGCTGATGTCGCCGCAGTTGCCCGCGACGCCGCAGCCGCCGCGCTCAAGGCCGAACGCGAACGCGTGGCCGCGATTCGCTCGATTTGCAACGGGGAGTTTCCCGAAATTGAAAAGGACGCCATCAGCGCAGGCTGGACGCCCGAAGTGGTGACGAAGAAAGTCCTCGAAACCATCCGTGCCGAACGTCCTGCTGCCGATGTTCACATTTCCGTGAAGACCGAGCCGGAGGGAGAAGGCATGAGGAAGACGATTGAAGCTGCGATGTGTCTTCGCTGCGGCATTTCCGCCGATGAACTTGAAAAGTCCTACGGAGCCCAGACCGTTGAAGCGGGCATGAAGGAAATGGATATGCCGCTGAAGCAGCTCCTCCTTGAGTGCATGAAGATGGACGGCATCTCCTGCGGACACAGTTTCGACAATGAAACCATTCGTGCGGCGTTCTCCAGCGTGTCCCTGCCTGGCATTCTGAGCAACGTGGCCAACAAGAAACTCCTGCAGAGTTACGAAGCACAGCCGATTATTGCGACCAAGCTGTGTTCCATCGGTGACCTCACCGACTTCAAGGAGAATGACCGCTTCCGCCTCACCGACGTGGGCGATCTGCTTCCCGTGGGCGCTGACGGCGAGATCAAGGACGGCGGCCTTGTGGAAGAATCCGCGAAAAATCAGCTCGATACTTACGGAAAGAAGTTTGTCCTGACCCGCAAAATGATCATCAATGATGATCTTGGGGCCTTTATGAAGGTTCCGGTGGCGATGGGCAACAGGGCGGCTCGCCTTATCGACCAGCTCTTCTTCTCCCGTCTGCTCAAGAATCCCACTCAGGCTGACGGCAAGGCTCTGTTCAGCACCGCTCACAAGAACCTGCTCTCCGGCGCAAATTCCGCACTGTCTTCTGACAGTCTGAAGAAGGCCATTCAGCTGTTTCTGGAC